AGAAATCAGTAATTATTGACTTATCATTATTATTACAGAGCGTGTCAAAATCGTCAATGACAATTCCAATATTATCCTCCCTCTTATAAATCATGTTCAACACATTTTTATTGTTCGATATTTGTAAAATAAATTCTTTAATATCTTTATTAAGTTTGCTATCCTGAATGTTTAACATTCGCATTTCCATATTAAAAAATGAACATATATATTCCGCCAAACTCGTTTTCAATTGATTATTTTCCCCGACAATCATTATCAATTTTGTATCCATAAGATTCAAGTTGCGACACTGATTATATTCGGCAAACCACGCTTTCAATTTATCAACATAACACGGATTTAAATTTCTGAAATCATCGAAAGAATTATATTTAAATTTTTGAATCATATTTAAATATATAATTATAGTTTTAAGTTCATACTTTTCCGCAATTGACCCATCCCATCGATGCGTTATCGGAGTTAATACCTAGCCAAGAAGCGGGTGAACTCGCAGTGGGACCACAATTCGAAACGAAATCGCATCTCTGTATGGATGCTTGTTTATCCATATTTCCGGACTGTTGCATGTTCGCAATTTTGAATTTCATAATCTTGTTTTGTGGGTCGCTATAACATTTCGATGATGATGAGTTCGCAACTGGAATATTATACTGATTCTTACATATATTGTTCCCATTTTTGTCATCTCCCATATATACCCAGTAATCAGGACATTTCACACCCTCCATAACCATATAATCGATCGGAGGCATCTTTTTACCCATACCCCGCGCATTTTCCTTCGATTTATTGAGAAGTATTGAATATGTTATGAGCAATACGAATAAAATAATAAAAAATAGCAACACGATTCCAATAATAATAGTTGTATATTCCATTTATATATTATATAATAAAAAGTTTTTAGAAAGTAGTTGTTACACTTCGGAGAGTCTTTGAACCTGCTGATGACAGATTTTCTGGGAGAGGTAATGGATTCGGTAATTTTTGAACGTTGTCTAAATATCCTAAATATTGTTGAACTTCGGACAGAATATTCGGGACGCAATAATCCAGAACCAATTTATTCAAATAGGTTATCTGTTTTCCGAAGTCCTGATTCTGATTTAAACTATACTGTAAAAAAATTGCCCTCATAACTATCTCTAATTCAATCGGACTCTGATTATCGATTACATATTTTTTTCCACTCTGTATCCACACAGTATATCGCATTTCTTTTTGAATACGGTCGATATTATCCTTACTGAAAAAGAGCATAGATAGAGTGCTGGGAGTCTGGACGTGTTGGAGAGCCTCATATTTAAAATTATCTTTTATATCATTATTTTGGTCAAACATTGGAATTGTCTTGTAATTTTTATTAGTTATGCTAACTACGCGCCCATTTTGGAATTGGTTGTAATACTGTTTTCCATAATCTGCGCCGGACTGTAATTCCATACTAATATCTTTCATTATAATATACTTAATATAAAATTTTATCAACTATTACTAAAACTATTCCTTTCAACTGGTCTTATTCCTCCCGTATTCGCATTATTATTGCGACTATTTATATTCGTCTCTTTGAGAACTTCGTATTTTTCTACGATTAGTAATGTAAAATTGTGCTCTTTTACTTGTGGTAAAATTTTACCCTCGTAATCAACTAATTGGATGACAAACTCATCTAAATTATTAATAGTATTTGACTCAAAAATGATTTCATTAACAAAACGATTATCCACTTCATAGTTTCCGCTAATAGATGAATATTTAATTTTCGCAAAAAGATTATTTAAATTTTTAGTAGCTGAACTAAAATTATCAGTTTTCAAATTAATTGGGCAGTTTGGAACTGGTGAATTTGGGTCATTAATAATATAATTTCTTATACCATTACTAATCCCATTATTTAATTCATATATATCGCTTGAACCATTACCAAAATTCTCAGTTGGTTTTATTTGCGTAATTGTGGATGATGTTTGTATTTGGGTCCCAACAGCAGATGATAATATTTTCATGAAAAAATAATTATTTAAATAAAAACTATATGTTCCATTTTGATTGCGACTAACTGGAAGACGAAAATTAACATTATATTTCGGATAATAATCTGTCCAAAATTCATAATTTGATATACATAGATTATCTCTAATTGTTGGCGGTAGAAAACCAGCACATTTACTATAATCAATAAATTTATCAATATTAATATTATAATCCTGAATTGAATTTATGTATTTATTTGATTTATAAATATTATTTGTAATTATTGCGAAAGTTCCACTTGAAGGACCAATAATAGCTTTTGTATTATTTGTATTTGAAAAACCAAGTAAATTTGTTAATAGACGGGATGAACAATCAACATTTACAATTAAACTATTTAATATTTGTTGTTCTTCTGTTGATATAACTGAACAAGCTTGTGATTTAACTTGATAACATTGTAATACAGAAAGTACACCTATATTAAATATATTATTATTTACGAATGTTATATAATTTGAAAGTATAGACTTATCTCCATTTATTAAAAAAAATGGAGCCTCTCTACCAAACTTAATATTATTGTTATTTACGATTTCAGTATAAGATGATTTAACCGGAATTGAAACCACAGAACCTGCTGTATATTGAAAAACTCCCAAATTATAAACATAAAAACGCAATACATTCGGAATAGTATTCCCATCTATATCAGTAATTTTATCATAGTAAGTTTTATAAAATAATCCACCATATACTTCTTGATATAATTCCATTATATTTTTGGGAACAAATTCAATATAATTTATATTAGACCCAGTATATCCTCCAATTTCTGGAAATCCAGTAATAACAAGCGGATATAAATCATTTTGTATTAATTCTAAAAATTCAGTTGATGGAACACTACTATCAACGACTTCCATTTCCAAATCAAAATAATTCTTATTATAATATGTTGCGATTGATTTTACACGGAATTCTTCATATCGAAGTAAGAACTGAACATTTGATGTTTCTGGGTCAATTCTTACATCAACAAGTTGTGGGCGATTTTGAAATTTAAATGTTTGAGACCCTACATTTCCAGAATATTCTGTATATGATTTATTATAAATATTACTATTAAAAAATGTTGTTTTTTGAAATTCATCTTTTATTTTTTGCGCAAGTTGTTCAGTTGTATAAAATCCAGAAGTTATTTCTATCTTATTCATACAACTTAGCAAATTATTATTGTATAATTCCCTAAAATTTTCTAATATAATATTTGTTTGAATTAATTTAGAAAAATTAATATACCATCCACATATATTTATTTTATATTCATCATAATCCGAACCAAGATATGGGTCATAATTCCAATTACCATATAAACTATCACTTATTATTTCAATTGGAATTGTATACCATAAAATAACATTATTCGTTGAATTAATCGGATATTCCATTTCAGGAAAAAAATAATCGATTAATTTCACTGTTTCTACATTATTGTATTTTCTACCTAAAAATATGCTGTAATTATTTGGAGTTGGATACAAATCGACATCACGCATCCGACTATCAATATTAATATAATGCGACCGATACTTAAAATAACTACTCTCTGCTATATCTTTTCCAAAATCAGAAAGGAACGGTTGTTGATTCCCATAATATCCCCTTGACCAAGGATTCGCCTCCTTGGCGACCCGATTCATTGAACTATCTGTAAAACCAGTCCTCTCCAACTCATCCCGAACATTATTCACGGTTTCCCCCTTCAAATTGCGATAAGGTATATATTCATTCGCATTCCTCTGGACCTCTTGTTGCGTAAGAGGATTTGTATTTACAAATGAGTTCGTATATAATAAATCGGATGGATTCATATTACTAATACTGATTATTTTTTTATACTATTATCGCAAAAATTGATGATAAATCCTATTTATTATTTTACCATAATAAAATGGACCCAGAAGCACAATTTTATTCAGTTATTTCAACAAATAATAAAAGTAATGATCCAAATTTTGTGAATAATTCATTCCATGGATGCTCAACATATCCTCCACCATTAGATCCAGCGTGGAACATTCGATATAATCCATTGAAAGAATAGAAACTATTTTTTCTAAGGAAAAATTATAATAAAATAATAATCAATAATCAAGATTCAGACAAATTAAAGAGAAACAATCGCCTTCTTGGAAGCCGGTTTCTTCGTCGCTTTAAAAACCCCATCTGTGGTCCCAAGCATCTCAGTGTGCTCTTTCAAATGCTTCAAATAGGTCGCCTCCAACAAATCCAGATCACTCTCCCATAAATTAAATATGGTCTGCGATTTCAATATGTCGAATTGGTCGCTCTTTTCATCGCGCTGTTTCACCAGCTCTTCGATTCGCTTCTTCGTCATACTACGAATAGGCATACTCGTCAGATAATCATAACTCGGATTCTCATTCACTTCATTCGGGTCGTATTCTAAACGTCCCTTCGTGAATCTCGGATATTTCATTTTAGTTAATTCCATATCCAACTGGTCCTCATCCTTCCCCTTCAATATTATCTTGTCGTCCAATATATCCGTTATAAAACGAATACGGGCCTCCAATATTTCCAGTTCTCTTTTCAATTTCTCCTCCAAGTAGCGCTTCCTACGAATATAATATTCGCATCGAATTTCATAAAATTCGTCCATAATATGCTCCGGAGAGCGATACTTCTTAATCTGACCCTTGTCATTGAACAAATACATATTCGTCGTATTACAACTAAGAGAATCTACCAACTTCATATCCTTCTCAAACGTCCCCTTAGATAACATCTCAGAGAGCTCATTCTTGTCGAAGTATAGGATGAAACGGACTCGCGATTCAGTATAAAGACTGTCATATTTCAGAAGAACCTTCTTCTTCTTCTTACTATCCTTGTCTGGATTGATTAAATCCTCCAAAAATTCCTTATACTTATCCGTCCATAGACCAATCGGAAGCTCATATATTTCGACCTTCCCATCGTTCAATAAACGATAAAGGCCCTTCGTCTGATACTTATCGCCCGATTTTTCCACTTTACCGAGGAACCCCCTAAACCAAGGGACCATCGGGACCAATTCTTGACCCCGCATCTTCCGCTTCAAGTTGCTAATAATATCAACCGGATTATACGATGGGATACGTGTGCTAAAACCGGTTCCAATTCCCTGACATCCATTAACTAAAATAGTTGGGATAATCGGGACATAATATTCGGGCTCAATCTTATCACCATCATCGTCCAAATAATTCAAAAGATTATTGTCCGATGGATGAAAGACCAGCTCCATAAATGGACTCATCCGTGTAAAAATATACCTCGGACTCGCATGGTCGTCTCCGCCCATAATTCGCGTCCCGAGTTGACCCTCAGGTTCCAAAAAGTTCATATTATTCGACCCCACGAAGTCCTGCGCCAATCCAATAATACACTCATTGAGCGATTGCTCACCGTGATGATATGCGCTCTTTTCCGCAACGAATGCGGATAATTGCGCAATCTTGATGGATTTTTTGGCGCCCTTCAAGAAGGTCCCGTATATAACCTTGCGATGCGACGGCTTGAAACCATCTACCATACAAGGAATACTACGCTCACAATCATATTTACTGAAATGAATCAAATCCTTATTAACGAAATCGGGGATTGAGACATTCTTCTCGGTCTGCTCAATAATCATCGAGCGGTCATATTTTCCGAGCCACTCTTTCCTATCATCGGCCATTTCCTTGTTGAACGCCAGATTAATCGCAACATCGACAGCTTTATCTTCATTCCACAAATATCGGATTTCACTGACGTCCAAGTTCTGGAAATACTCCTTCGCTTCCTGAGATGAACTCGTTCCCAACCCTTTGTAATACTTGATTTCATAGTGGGATAGGTCGGCCGTCTCTTTCCACGACTCATACTCGGTCAGTGTATAGAAAACGCGGATATCCGCTTTGTTCTTATTATGTTTCGCTTTGACAATTGGAGTCATCATAGATTTAATAAATCCATCGTTCCGTAAAAGGGAAGGCCAAAAATAATGGAACAAGTTCAACAGGAGACCTTTGATATGACTACCATCTACATCCGCGTCTGTAAGAATAAGAATACTCCCATAACGCAATTCGGAGACGTCTTCATATATTTTCCCCTGCTGTAATCCAAGGATGGTCTTCAAGTTCTTGAATTCCTCATTCTTCGATATCTTGTCATCGGTCGTCTCACGCGCGTTCGTGAATTTACCTCTGAGGGGAAAAACACCATAGCAATCGCGCCCGATAACACTCAACCCCGCAATAGCAAAAGCCTTCGCGGAATCTCCCTCCGTAAGAATAAGAGTACACTTCGCGGAATTTACACCGCCGGCCCAATTCGCATCGTCCAGCTTAGGAATTCCGCGAATTGTATTCGTCTTCTTTCCGTCCGTCTTCGTCAATACTTTCGAATCCTTATACTCACTGAATCGAATCGCTTTTTCGACAATGTCTAATTTGGCGACCTTCTCAATGAACTTGTCAGATATCGAAAAACTGCTCCCGAACTTGGATGGAATCGTGGTCAGATAGTCTTTCGTCTGGGAATCGAAAGATGGGTCCTCAATGACGGTCTTCGCAAATATCCACATATTATCACGGATAACGCTCGGCTTCAATTGAATCTTCTTCTTTCCTTTTCCCTCAATATACTTCGACAGCTTTGTGCTTATCGCCGTAGTCAGAGCCTCTACGTGCTTCCCTCCTTTCCAAGTATAAATACCATTCACGAAGGAGACATGCTCCAATTTATCGTCGGGGCTATCGCAAACGACAACCTCCCAGCGCTCACCCATCATCTCATAGACACGCTTCATCTCCGATTTGGGCCCAATGTATAAATCAACATATTGCTCAAAATCCTTGAATTCAATTTTCGCGCCATTGAGATAAACGGATACACTCTTGTCGGTAATCGCCGTAATATCATAGACGCGCTTCATAAATAGGGCCTCCATATCTTCGTTCAAGCGGTCGATGTGGAAGCGCTCGAAGTCGGGGTAAAAGGTAATCTTTGTATAAGGCTTCTTCGTATATTTTTCAATGACGGGCTCCGTTTTCCGGCTCATGTTATCCATGAATTCCTGACAAAAATGACGTTTCCGTTTTCCATCGACAGTTTCAACGATGAACCGCTTACTGAAAATATTAGTGGCCTTTGCACCGATTCCATTCTTTCCTCCTGTCGTTTTATTCTTCTTTTCATAATTCGCGGAAGTCAGTAAATTCCCGAAGATTAGCTCGGGAACATATACATCGTGCTCGGGATGAATTTCAACATCGATTCCATCACCGTCATTCTTGACGCTGATATATTCAGGATAGACTTCGACCCAAATTTCGCGAACCTGCGACGCATCCGGTATTTTGCTCAAACGCTCATACTGGTCAATCGCATTCACGAGAATTTCATCGAAGATTTTATACAAGCCCGGAATCATTCGGATTGTCTTTTTCACCATTTTTCCTTCCGTTTTATCATATACCCATGATTCAACCTCACTTTCTTCGATTGAACCGATATATGTATCTGGTAGTTTCAAAACATGTTCTTCCTGACTCATCATTTGATACATCGAACTGATGTCATCGGCCGAATTGATTGAATCTTCCGACCGGTCCGATTTTTCGGAACTTTTTGATGAAACTGGTTTTTCAGTTAACTTTGATTTTTTTGAAGCCATTGTTAATTTAATAGTTAGTTGTTTTTAAGTTATAAATTTCAATTTTTTTGAAAAAATAGAGATGTTTTATCAATCCAAATATAATTTTTCCAATGCGTCCTCCACATCGCGCCTCATATCATCCCCAATTATATCAAAATCAACAATCTTCATATTCCGGCTTAACTCAATCACGCCACCTTCAACAACCAGCCCAATACATTCCAGCTTCCCAAGTATTTTCATTTCCCGATGATTCTCTCGAACAACATACTTATCTCCCCTATATATCTGTATTCCCACAAATTTACACATATTATAACCATCATCATACTCCGTTATAAAAGTCTTCCCCTCTAATATATACCGGATAACCCCAATAACCTCTTTCCCCGCAATCTTATCCCCAATAACTACATCAGTAATCAATTTTATTCCAGAATCAACCTGAATTATGCTATCCTGTGTAAAAGCCGGATATAAATTCAGGGCGCTGTTTTTATAATCA